CACGGCGCCGGAGGCGCGGCTGAGGGTGATTGCCTTGCGGTAGACCCAGCCAATAAGTGGGAATATGGCATTGGCCGTAAACTCCCCCAGTATGTCCGAGGAGATCACGGCCCCGGTGGCACTGTAAATCCGCATTACGCATACTCCGCGCCGCTGATCACGTAGTCCACCTTGGAGGCGGTCGTAGTATCTCCCTGTATCTTGTCGGCCGCACCCATGGTCAGCGGGCTGTCGAAAACCAGTGAGTTGTTGGCCGCCAGGGATAAAGACTTGGGTATGATCCGCCTGGCCGTTCCGCCCGATTTAAGATAATAAAGGTTGACTGTCTCGGCTGTAGTGTTGGTGTTGATCAATACGATTGATCTGATCACCGCGGTCGTTGAAGCAGGCACCGTGTAGAGGTCTCCAATGGAATTGGGCAGCTGCCCGTTGCCCAGGTTCTTAATCGCGAAGCTTCCCATCTCATAAACCTAACCACGATAAAGTTTGAGCTGCCATGTCGGCGCCGGCGCCGCCGTCGGCCCATACCGGATTGGCGCCATTGCCCCTAGTGGTCAACACCTGCCCGTCCGTGCCTGGATGCAATGCAGCAGGCGTAGATACACCGGAGGCATAGATTATGTCACCTTGCTGGGTCAAAAGGTTCTTGGTGATCACGTCGTCAATAGGTGCTAAGCGTTTCCAGGTTACGGCCATTTCATTCTCCTATCACGATGCGCTTTTCGAACTGCTCAAGTACCTGTTTCTTAACCTCTTCCAGGGTGATGTATATCTCGGCATAGGTCAGCCTTCGCTTGATTATCTCTTTGAGAATAGCGTTGTGGAGGCCCGCCATCTTGTTAAGGCGGGCCTCCTCGAACTTGTCGATATGCACGGTCTTCATCATGCAGCTATCGTGCAGACGTAAACTCCGGTGTCGCCGGTCTTGAAATAGACTTTGCCCAGGTGCGCGGTGGCAGGGTCGGATGCCGAGTTTTCCAGGACTAATCCGTTGAACTCTTGGTCATTACACTCAACGTCTCCCGTGGGTTCGCCCAGCTCGTGCAAGAGCAGTTCGTCGCTGCCGCCGTTCTTGTGGGTCGTGGCATGTGAGGCCGGCGATCCCAGGGCCGCCCAGACGGCGGTGCCCCCGGTCACTGTGAGCACGTCATTAGCGTTGCCGATGCCAAGCACTGCCGGAGTATTGGCGGCCGAGGCCACCAGCAGGTCACCCTTTGCCGTGTAGGCCGTCTTGAGAACGACGTCCGCTTCCTGTGCCAGTTTTTTCCATGTTACAGCCATGTTGAAACCTCCTATTTAATATCTGATAGTTTTGAACTGTCGGTGTCGATCTGAAAATGCAGGGCCAGCTGCTTCCGCACGAAATTGGCCAGGAAGGCCCGGGAGTCCGCGAAACCGCGGCTCTTTGCCAGCTCCTCGAAGTCGGGCAGCAGCTGGCGCGGGATTTTGACGATGATCTCGCCCTCCTTCTCAACCTGTAATGGCTTCTTCTCTTTCTCGAACATTGAACCTCCTAATCGGTAGCTATATATAAGGCGTTCTCCACCGAATCTATGTAAATGTCTCCTTCGCTGGGCGAGGCGGGCGCGGCGTTGGCCACTCTTACCCTGTGGGCTGGATCGGCGCCGGAGCCGGCGATGGCTACCCACTTGGCGCCGCTGTAGACCAGCATCATGTAAGCATCGGCATTGTCTAGGCTGATATCCGCGGCGCCTGGCAGCCAGATGTTGCCAACGTTATGCTTGACCACTATCACCCTGGCGCCGTCCGCAGGCCGGATCAAGACGACCTGGCCCTCTGTACCGCCGAATATCTGCTCGAGATCATCGCTCGCTTCGTCTCCCTCGGTGTCTATGGTGTGATGCGATTGGGTGAAGCCGGGATATAGAGCATTGCCGGCGATGGTTAATTCCTCGGCGCCTTCCAGGTCGATATTCAGCTTCAGATAGTTAAGGTTATCTCGGACTTCTTTATCCAGGTCTGTCTTAGTTAGGACAGCACCGGTTGTCCAGGTCTTCGGTATGCTCCAACTCACTTCTTTATCCTATAACGTGATCTCCGTCAATTAAATCTGCGTCGATAACGAACAGCGTCAGCTGCTGTTCCGTGTCCATTTCCCGTAGCCCCAGTTTTACCGCTAAATATCCCTGCCTGGCTTCCAGCATATAACTATCGACCATGTATTCATTATTGATACCCGATACCATGTTAAGCAGGGACACTACACTGGATACTTTAGTGGCCAGGCATTTCAACATATTGGCATCCGAGCCGGGAATGGTGGCTTCAGCCCAGTAATAAGGTTCGGCGTACTTCTGCTTCTGGTTCTCGCACCACGCTTCCTGGAAGGTTTCATCCATCACCTGATACTTGTTGACCTTTGACCGTCTGCCGTACTTGTTGATGGAATCGCCGTCCAGAGACGTGTAAACAAGGTCACGGTAGTTGACTGTTACAGCTTCACCGACGTATGACAGATCATAAGAATAATGAGGTATCATTACTCTCAGGTCATTACGGATTTCAGTATCGTCCAGTGTGATTATGAGGTCGCTCAGATTGGCATCCCACAGGCCTGAGAATTCGCCCAGTATCCCGTATTCTCTGAAGGCATACGTCTGCCCCCACCAACTCCACCACTGCTCCTCATCAACATTCTTATACCCGCAGTCCTTGCCGCCGTGATAAAGAGGATCGGTCTCATAATCATAGAACCAGCCTATCTCACCATTGTCGCCGAGAACTTCCCCCTTCAGCACGATAGCGTACTTAGACCCGGCCACCAGAAATGCGCCTGCTCCAAGAGTTATCTCATACCAATCCCCGAATTGGTCTTCTGTCGTGATCAGGGAGGTGTCAATGGTACCGGAACAGAGTGCGATCCCTGAGGGTTTCCAGCATGGAGGGTCGCCGGACTCCACTCCATCGTCCCATACAGTAGATTGGATCTCGGCTGTTATATTCCCTAAATCCGCAGTATCCCAGTATTGTGCGCACAGCAGCACCAAGACGCTGGTGATGGTGTGACTGATCTGCGGATAGAATACCTGCCACTCCCAGCGATCCAGAGTCACCCGATCATAGCAATACTCATTGAACGACTCCCACGATTCGAACAGCGTATCGCTCATTACTCGCCTGTTCTCGCCTGCACCATCCCGTATGTTGCCGTGATCAAATTGTTACGATCCACGCTGATATCAATGCTCTCAATGATAAAGTCAACGGCAGCCATGCCCATAGTGGTTTCGCTGACTGTTACCTTGTCACTGATTTCAAGGTCAAGTATGGCCACTGTCAACGCGGCAGTCGTGGATAATACGGTGATAGTCAGATTGGCATAAGGCTCGACTGTGCGGTCTAGCTGCGCAGTAACCAGTGTATCTACTACTGCATCGTCAACCCCTATCGGGCGGTCAATTCTGAAAGACCTTCTACCGTACCTGGCAATAGACCCGTCATCCGTCCACCTTACCAGGTTTTCCGAACCTGCTGCCCCCACAATGGCCATCACGTCATTGAACAGCTCACCGTCGTTTAACTCATAAGTCAGATCGGTGATGTTATCATTGTTGAAAGTGAATACACTGGCCGGCATCAGGCGTTTCTCCGAAACCGGCTCTCATATTCAAAGTCGCCCTGGGCGTCGGCATAATACCGGCCTACACTCAATTTCATAACATCGTCCAGCGCCTGTTTGGCTGTGCGGTATTCCGTGCCAGGATACTTGAAGACTACCGGGATCGCAGCCGTCGTAAAGCTTTTTTCCGAACCGTAGGTATATTCGCCGTCTTTCAGGAAGAAGGCTCTATAGTAATATGTGCGTCTGGAATTTAATCCCGACATCGTGTACCAGAAGGTCAAGTTCCATGCTATATAAAACGGCGACTTGGCCCACCAGTAGGTCTGCCATGAGGTCGCGCCCTTGGGCCTCCACTGCATCCCCATCTCAACATGAGTATCATCGGAAGTTGTAAATTTACCTCCGATAGTGGCCGAGGACACGTGGATATATTTGGCGTTCAAGGTCTCGATACTTTGCAGTACCGGCTCGTCTTCTACCCAATACTCGATATTGACACATAAGATGGGACGGGTGCAGCGTCCACCTGTCCCGGTGAGCACCCATTCCTGATGGTAATAAATGCAGACGTATTTGTTCTCCCACCACTCCCCACAGTAATAGAAGTCATGGTAAGTTATAGGGCCGACATCGAGCTCGGGCTCAGTGTAAGATGCTGATACTGAACACTCAACAATCGGAGCTATCACGCCAGGTGACAGATCTCTTTTATATGTTGTGCTGCTCGTCTCATGCCCAAGATCGATCGAATTCCCGCCCACGTTGAGGGTAGCGTGAATGTCCGGTGAGGGCCACGGCTGGGAATTCCTTCCATAGCCCACGTTCGAATACACGTAATTGAACTGGACGTATGGACTTGTCTCTGTGTCTAGTCTAAATGTGTCTGGATTGGCTTCAAGATAATCGATCAGCCATGACAGGTCATAGTGGAAGGATTTCAGATACGACCACATATCCTCATCGCCGAACCAGCCGCTCAGGTATCCCGGCCCCGGCACGTGATTGGGATAGGTTGTGCATGCACTCTGATGCTCATATTGAAGCGAGGCGAATCGCTGATGATAGAACATCTGGGCCTCGCTGTTACTGTATTGCCAGTAGGAATCAGAAGGATTGCCATCCCAATTATATGGATGCCAGTCCGGGTAAGACCATTGATCCATATCATAGCCTTCGTAATGACCCACCGCTTGTACCGGATTAAAAGACCACGTTGTTTTTTCCCAGTGACCGGGCATCATGCCTCCCTATGATGGCGGCTCTCATAGACCACATTGCCCAGACTGTTAATATATAGCCGACCAAGAGCAGTATCAGCTATACGCCTCAGCAGTTCATCGGCTGGCACAAAATCGAAGCCTTCCGGGTGCGTGTCGTCTTTGTTAAATGCGTTGGTTATCGTCTTGTCCGTGTATGCCATTATGGTTTCTCAAACTCAAAGGTATCGGGAAAGCTTGTTATGTCACCGCCATCAACATCGATAGCGCGTCTCGTTTCGTTCCATGATGCCGCATCGAGTACCAGGTTAACCGCGGCCCCGTCGTTCATTGTGGTTTTGTCGTCCATATCCTGAATCACTATCTGCTTGGCCAGCAGGTCGATCCCATCCGTAGCATAGAAGTAGATCTCCTGCCGGTTTTTTATGGGGTATGCTGTGATCCTGTTCAAATATCCATAGAACAGGTCGTAGGTCGTTCCGTCATAGGTGGCCTGGACACGCACCGGCAGCCACAGCCGGACTTTTGGGCCAGGATTCTTACCAATATTGGTGGGGTAATAGTTGCCGCTGGAATTTTCTATCGTCATTTCCAGCGTGGCCGCCGGGTAACTGTTACTCTCTTTGTCTTTACCACGTGATATTCGGAATGCCTTGACGTCACCGGTAATATCATCACCGGCAGTTGTGAAGTCATGGGCGCCTGCCCAGTCCACGCAATCCCAATCTATCGCTATGGCATATATGGGCTGCGCCATTAGAGATGGCCTCCAACGCTGTAATAATTGGTACGAGTTGCCGGCGTAACTGAGCGACGGTTCTCCTCGTTGAGTATCCGCTGTATATCCCTCACTAGTGCCCGCTTGGACATCTCGTCTCCCATGTAATTGCCTACATTGATATTTACGGTTGAGCCGCCTCCCATGCCGCCATACTGGCTGAGCGGCACAATGGCCTCGGGGCCGCTTTCGCCCACGAGCCTGATTTGCGGTGAGGTCACAATGCCGCCCATAGCCGTCCGGTGAACGCCGGCGGTTACTGTAACCGTAGCGGACGATCCACCGCTGAAAAGGTTATTCCAGGAATTTCTGATGTTATTGCAGAACTGCTGTATCTGCGCCCAGGCGTCCCTGAAAGGCTGCGTAAGCCAATCCCCTACTGTAATGAAAGCGTTCTTGATACCGTCTGCGATGCCTGTGAAAAAGGCCACAACCGTATTCCAGGCGTTCACGATCCCGTCCCTGGCCTGCATGAATGCGATGCGCGCCTGGTTGATGGCTATATTCAAATTGTTGCGGATAATGTCTCCTACAATGCCGAATAGTTGTCCCAACCTGTCCCATTCGGTTACCAGGGCATAAACGAAAAATGCCACTCCGCCTATGGCAGCAAGGAAAGCCCCTATGGTAGCAAGGGCAGTGCCACCGAATATGCCAGCTATCATGGGGCCAATCCCGGGAAGCATGGTCCCCAGCCAGGAAAATGCTTTGACCAGGGGCATCAGCGCCCAGCCAATGCCAGCAATTATCCCCCGTGCCCCTGCCAGGGCGGCAACGGCGATAACGATCTGGCCGATGGCATTGACCACCTCCGGGTTTTCTTTGGCCCATTTATTCATGCCAACGAGTGCTTCCGTAAGGCTGGTGATAAATTCCGCCCCCTGCTTGCCGGTGGCGGCTCCCGTCAGAGTGTTGAGCAGCTGGTTCCAGGCTGTCTCTAAATTCTCTATGGCCCGCTGCGCCGCCTTGGCTTTTTCAAGATCGGCATCGCTCATCCCGCCGCCGAGCTTATCGAAGGCATCCGAAAGCTTGGTGACACCCTCGATAAACAGGGGCAGCATAGTCGTTCCATTTTTGCCGAATATGGTGACCGCCAAGTCTGTGCGGGTCGCTTCATCCTTTACCTTGCCCAATGCGTCAGCGATAGCCTTGAACTGATCACCGACGCTCATCTTGCTCAGGTCTTCCCAGGATAGCCCCAGCTGTCTGAAAGCGTCTTGCGCTGCCTTCCCACCTGTCCTGGCATCGACCAGCGTCCGCTGCATCTTTTTAACGGAGATATCCAGCCCCGACATGTCGCTACCCGTGACCTTGGCCGCATAACCCAACTGCTGGACTTCTTTAGTAGTCAAGCCCGTTTTGTCGGCCATGTTGGCTATATCCTCGCCTTGCTGGGCAAAGGATTTGAAGGCAGCTACCACGGGCACCATGATGGCGGCAGCCAGCGCGGTAGACTGAAGGGCCGTTGCCTTCAGGTCGGCCTGGATATTGCCGAACGACTTCTTGAACTGGCGCTCAGCATCCCCAAGCTTCTTATTGAAGTCCGTGATATTGGCCCGTATTACGAACAGGAGTGTCTTTTCGGCGTCAGCCATCTTTTACCTCGAAATACTTCTGGTAGAGTTGAATAATCTGCATCATCTGTTCCGCTGTTTGCTGTTTTTTCTCTGTTTTGCCAGGCATAAAGTCCTGTGGTGTGAAAGCGTTTGATTTCTTAGGGTCGCGGTGAATATTGGCCAGCACGGCGCAGATCAGCCCGGCGTGAAAATCCTGGCGTTCGATTAGAAACGCCCGGCGTTTCAATAGCGCACTCAATTCTTTAAGCGTGAGTGCCCAGAAATCATCCTCGGATAGATTAAGGTCGTACCTCCCGATGGCCCACAAGGTCAGCCAGTCGAGAGGCTCGCCGGGTTTGGGTCTGCGTTTCCCTGTGGGACGGCTGCGTTTACCACTTTGGGTATCAGCTGGATAAACTCCATCATCTTGCTGATATCAACCATGTATTTAACGTCTTCCAGCTTTAATGTCCTGTCCTCCCAGAGCAAACAGGCCCAGAGGAAAGGGACGATCTCCTTTTGCGTGAAGCTGGCCGGATCGGCATCGCCGGATAGCACATCTATTCCGGTGACTTCCTGGAACTTCTCCATGCCGCCCATAGTCCATTTCAGGTGCCGTTCTTTATCGAGAACTATAGGTATGCTATCCATTTAGCTGACCGCCCTGACCACTCGTACAGTGTAGGTCTTGGCCACCTTGCCGGTCTCCGTTACCACGATGGTAACTGCTGTGATGCTGCCGGCGTCTCCCAGGGCAATTGAGCCAGAGGCCTCACCGCTAGCCACAGTATTGCCGTTGACGGTGATCACGCCGGCGGTCGCCGTGGGTGTCACGGTTACCGAACTGATACTGGTGGCTACCATGGCCACGTAATCATAATAGTTGTCTATAGGTTGCGGCACGATAACCGCGTCATCGCTGATCTCGAAGAACGGAGTGGTCAAGCCGGCTGAGGCACCGATGGCCAGGGTAGGCTTGCCGGAGATCTTCAGCGAGGCGGAGAAGTCGATCTTGCCGCCCACGGCATAGTCACCGACCTTGAACTTGGTCACCAGGGCCGTGAAAGACCAGGTGGCCGTGATGGCCGTGGGAAGGGTGAGTACAAATGACTGTACCGTCATGGCCAGTTGGTCGGCCATCAAGGCAACCTGCCCGTCAGCGTCACCGGCAATGAAGTTTCCCTCGATGGGCACTTCGCTGGTATCAAACCAGGTGCCGATGAATTCCTTGAAGCTATCGGGCGAGGTCAGCGTGGTGACGTCCAGCGTCTCCAGGTTGATCTCAATGCCGCCGATCTTGGTGATCTCGGCGATGGTATGGCCGTCCCTGGCCAGGGTCGCGCCCTTGGCTGCTATAGCGTTGCTCATAATTAATCCTCCTATGCTTGGTATGTGACTAAGAATTCCAGTACCAGGTGATATACACTGACTTCCGATTCGTACATGTCGGTCTCGTTGTCGAATAAAATGTCGTAAATATAGAGGCCGGGACTGTCGCCGGTAAATCCGGTGCGCCCGATCAGGGCGGCCTTGATCTGCGCGGCGATCTGTTTAACCTCCAGATAGGTGTCCGCGAAGATGGAAAACTGGATACGTGCCGTGGCCAGGTGCGAATTGCCGTCGTGTGACTGCTGCAGCGTCTCGGACACCTTAAATAAAATGACATACGGCTCCTGGACATCCTGCGGGGCCGTGACGTAATAAAGCTTCTCCCCGATCAGGGCGGCCAGGCCAGGCTGGTCTTCGAGGAAGGTTTTGAGGGCATGTTCAACGTACATTATTTTCTTGCGGCCTCAACGATCGTATTAAGGAGCTTGTCACGTATCCGCTGGTAGACCGGCTCCCTGTTAGCGTCAACGGCAGGGCGGAAGAACGGCCGGGCCGGTCCGCTGCCGGTATAGCGTCCCGATTTCTGATGGCGCGGCTTGGTGCCGTATTCGATGATATAGGCGTGAGGAGCGACCTTCCTGTCCACGGCAGCTGCAGCAGAGCGCGGGTAATTGCTGATCTGTTTTAATTGCTTGGCTTTGACCGCTTTCTTAAGGTGGCCGGTCGGGCCCAGCGGTGCCTTGGCTTTGACTGCATCCCTGATCACCTTGGCACCTTCCATCATCACCGGCTCAACCTTATCGTTAGGCAAAGCTTTAGCCAGGGCCAGCAGGGTTTTTGCGAACTCCTCATTGCCTTTGATCTCCAGGCTGATATCCATTAGTCCAGGTTCTCCGTATACATCAAATGAAGCTCCCTATGGTTTTCCTGAGGATGTACGATAGACACGATATTGAGTATCCTGTCGCCGAACTTGACCCTCATGGTAGGCTCCAGGTCGCCGCGATAGCGTATCCTGACCTTGCCGTCCACTTTGGCATCCAGCTGGTTGGCCGCATAATAGCTGCTGCCGACCGCTGGTTCGATGGACGCCCATATTGTGCAAAACGTGCTCCAGGTTGAAACAACTTCATCGATGGAGTTCTTGGTCTGGGTCGGCTGCTGGATAGTGATCCGTTGTTTCAATTGTCCGGCTCTCATCAGAAGCACCGATCCTGCCAGAGCAGGGCATCGACGCTCATAGGCGCCGGGTAAAGCTGGGACTGTGATACAGCTTCCCTGTTCTCGTAATAATGTCCGATCAGCAGCTTCATGGCATAAAGTGATTTGACCGGCACCGCATCGGCCGCTGCTCCGTATCCGCAGACAAAGGTTATACAGACTGCGTTGACAGGACGCAGTGCTGTCGATGGCCAGCCCTCGCCGTAATTGAGTGAGATGCGTCCGGGCTGGGATTTAGCGTCGGTGAAATACACTGAGCCCGCCAGGGCATATTCGGTATTGGCCGTATCGTAATATTTGATCGAGGTTACCGTCTGCAGCGGCGGCAAAGGGACATCGATATGATCTATGACCGGAAAAGCGTCCAGCCATAGCTCCCATGTCTGTGTTAGATAGGCCCGGCGCTGAAATGACTCGCAATACTGTCTGGCCGTGCTGATCAGAGACGACAGCAAGGTATCCTCAACAGTGCCGGCGTCCAGCCTTAAATGAAGCTTGACCTCGTCCAGGCTGACCGGCTCCGCAACCGGAGCGATAGTCTGTTTTAAGGCCACGGCTTGCCTCGTTTCTTTGGCAGGATTTTATCCTCGACTGCGGGCCGGACATGGGGAACCCCTGCTGGTATTTCAGCATATCCCAGCTTGACCAGATGCAGCGCCTTGGTATCGGGAAGGTCTTCCAACTGGCCCGATTTATCCTTTCCATCGATGATTACACTTTTATATTTGATGATCATTTTATATGGATACCTCGCTTGAGTTTGTCCTCAACCGTCCTGGGCGGCGCCGGCTTGCTGCACTGGGCGCAGATGAGCTGTCCGTTACAGAGTTTGTAATACTGACACTTGCAGATCATCTTTACCGTTACAGGCGTTACATTCGTATCTGTAACGGTTTCATCTTTGTGCTTTTGCCTGTAACGCCTCACCCTTTCCCTGGTCTGGGCCCGTGCCTTTTCTTTATCTTTGCTCATGCTTTCCCTCTGGGGGCCGGGGCAAGGAGTAATCCCCGGCCCCCTCAACTTAGGCAGTGATGTCCAGCCAGATGACCAGCAGCTTGTCGCCGGTCGTGTTGGTTCCATCGGTGTTGTTGATCTTGCCGGCTGCGGCCGTGAACTCGCTGGTTAGATCAGCGATATCGTCCAGATGCCCGTCTGCCACAAAATGCAGGACGGATACCAGCTCGTCGCTGGCAGTTATCCCGTTCACGGTATGATCACCGGCAGCAGCGCCGGCAATCCAGGCTACTTTCAAGAATCCACCGGCCAATTTACCTTTGGTCACAGCGGCGGCGCCGATTTTGGTTTCGGTGACGGCGCCGGTGCCTATCTCTGACTCCACGATATCGCGGACGGAATTCCAGGTCGGTGAGGCCTTGGTATTAGTATTCTGATAGACCTTCTTATTGCTGGTGTCGATCAGCAGGTCACCTGGGTCGGCGGACCCGGCCAGCGTCCCCTCGGTGCCGTCCGTGGGAGCGCCTGCATTAGTCCAGAGGTGCTGGGTCGGCTCGGCCTCAGTGGTGTATTTTGTCCAGGTGGGCGAGAGCTTGGTATTGGTGTTCTGATAAAGGTTGCCGTTGGCATAGTCGATGAGCAGGTCACCAGGGTCGGCCACTCCGGCCAGCGTGCCGGACGTGCCACCGCTGGGAACGCCATTGTTCATCCAGGGACGCTTGGTGGCGCCCTCAATCACATTGCCACCTTGAATTATAGGCATGTTAAACCTCCTGAATTACTCGGGGCGGGAACATCTCCCGCCCCTTGGTCGATCTTAGATGCCGGTCACTTTGCAGAAGGCCTTGGGCCGGAAGTGCACCACTGTGCAGCGCATGTCGGCCCGGATGGCCTGTTTGCCGGCGATGAAGTAGGTGTCGTGGCTGTCTGAGACCTTGATGTCCAGCCCGCGCCTCATATACAGGGCGGAATACTGGCCGTAGGCTCCCACAATGCCGGTGTTGGCCACCACGGCCATGGATAGCACGACGCGGATGCCCCACATCCTCTCGATGCCGGGATCGAGCGGGCTGCCGAAGATGTAGATGCCGTCGGAAGTCCTCAGCAGGCGGATGTCCTGCCAGTCGGCGGGATTCATAAAACAGACGTCGGGCTCAGCGAAGCCAACGGTGCGGATCAATGTGAAGGCCTTATAGAATGCGTCCGGTGTCGGATCGGCACCCTTGGCCTGGGTCTGTATGCCGGATACGTTGAGGGTGCCCATCAGGTTGGGCGGCGTGCCGTTGCCGTTGAGTATCTGGGAATCGAGCCTGGCTTCCAGCATGTAGGCCAGCCGGTTATTGATGTAGGCGGCCATGCTGGGTACATCCTCTAGCTGCTCATCAGTGACGGGTAGCCAGACGGCGATCTTCTCGACCGGCACGCTGCGCTCGGTGAAGGCCAGCGCCGCCTCGCCGTAAGTTCCAGTCTCAGCAGTCTCAGCGGCGTTATTGGTGAAGGTCGTCTCCTCCATATACTTGATGGCCGCCTGGGAAGTGGGCAGCACCGGCAGCAGATCGGCGACCATCAGCGGCCGCACTGCGTACTGCTCTACCCTGGGGATGCGCACGCTCTCCGGCGCGAAGCCGGCGGTGCGCTCGAACAGGGTCTTAAGGTCAACGTCTAGACTGGACGTCTGCCCCTTGCTTTTGAGTGCCGCGCTCTCCATAACCATCTCGCCCAGGGACTTGCGGGCGGCCGGCGAAGGGTCGGCTTTGGGTATCGGCTGGGCGTTGGCCAACTCGTCAGCGCGTTTGCGGCTTTCGATTAGCTGGTTGGCCTGGTCGCGCTTCTTGCCCAGGTCGTCTAGTTCGGCGTTCATGGCCTTGATGGCCTCAACCTTGGCGGTTGTATCGCCGCTTAAGGACTTGACCTTGGACATGTCCATGTCCGGGCCGGCCTCCTCGAAGATATCGTGGAGGGCTTTGGATTTGGCTATGATAGCCTCGTTAAGTTCTTTCAGATTCATTGTTTACCTCCGGTTAATTCAGATTGCGTAATGTCCTGGAAAATGCCAGGTACAGGCTACCGACCACGGATTTGCTAGCAGTGTCAGTCTCATCTAAGAGCGCCTGAAGTTCGGCGGAAAGCGTGGTAAGCTGAGACTGCAGCTCTTTGATCCGGTTGCGGTTAGCCTGGGATAAAGTGCGACCTTCCTTGCGCCTCAGATCGGCAAGCGATTTGGAGCGTTCAACAACTCCACTGACAGCAGCAAGCGCCGTCTCGAAATGCTGAGCGAAGGTAGCACCATCGTCTTCTTTGATGGCCAGGGTCGCCGTGCCCACGCCGGCGCCCTTTAAAACTGGCGATATCTCCACAGGGTCAACGGATTCAAGTATCCTCACGGTCTTGCCGTCAACCTCTTCCTTAGTCCACTTTATCGGCCAGAAGCCGTAGCTCCACTCCTGCAGACTGCCGGTAAACTTCACGGCCTCATAATGCTCGCGGCCGGATGCGGAATTTAGATTAAATTGGCCTTCCGCGATCACGGCATCGCCGATCTCTTGGATCACGGCCTTGCCCACCGGAAGGGCGCCCTGCCAGGAGCCGTGCTGGTATGCTGAGATGAGAAGTTCCTTTCCTGCAGGAAAAGCACCGGCCTTTGTAAGATCGCCGTCGCTATCAACCACGTTGAGCGTAGCTATCTGCGCGGTAAAGGCCCCTTCCTGGGCTTCTTTGAATTGTATTTTTATTGACTTGTGTTCCATGTCACCTCCAATAAAAAAGGCGCCCAAATCAGCGCCTTCTATTCGATTGGTTAATCCTCATTAATGTTCCCCGCTGCTATAATATTCAATCATCTTTAAGGGAGGTTGTTATGTCAGCAAAGGCAGGTATTATTGTTACATTATTGGGTGTCCTGGTTATTACGGTGGTACAAATTGTCATCTTAGAACCAAAACAAAGGACGAAGTATTTAAGCTGGATATGGTTATCATGGGCACTAACTATAGGAGGTGCCTGCCTTAGTTACAGTGCACTACCTTAACCTAGGGCATTCCGCTTTTATTTAGGTCGCGCGTTATCCCTCTGCTGCGCCGTCTGCAGCAGCTGCAGGGCCGGAACCATGTTCATCGGATTTAAATAAATATCGCCCTCTTCTCCGGGCAGCGGGTTCTGGTTTTCAAGCTCCCTGATATCATTGGCTGATAACCAGCCCCACTGTCGGCCGGTAGCATAGGCCTGATAGCGGGCCTGTATGTTGCCCCTGAGTAATCCATCGACTAAAAATTCAGCAAAATAATCTGCCCTCTCATCGGGGTTGAGTAACTTCATATTGATCGACTGCTCCCAGCGCACCAGCCAGGGCCGCATAGTATAGACCACGAACTCCAGCGCCTGCTCCTCGATGTTGCTGAATGTGGCCCGCTCCAGGTCACCGATCATGTGCGGCGGTATGTGAAAAAACGAGGCAATTTCATTGCGCTGGAACTTCCTGGTATCCAGGAACTGTGCATCGTTGAGAGGCATCCCGACCTTGCTCCACTTCATGCCCTCCTCCAGGATGGCCAAGCGGTGCTGGTTGGACAGGCCAGAGTGCGTCTCGTTCCAGGATTTCCTTAGATTGTCCTGGGCTTCCTTGGACAGCTTGCCGGGATGCTCCAGGACTCCGCCGGGT